AAAGAATAATTTATGGCAATCGAAGAAAAAGTAATTCAGCCTGAGTCTGTGACCAATGCTGAACAGCCCGTGGCTGACACTCCTTCACAACCACAAACACCAAATCTTGACACTGTGAAAGCAGAGTATGAAAGTCAGATTTCTGGTTTAAGAAAACAAATAGAGGAAAGCGAAGAAAAATTTAAAGGAATCAAGGGAAAACTTGATGAAGTTTATAAACAAAAAGATCAACAACGAAAACAAGAGCTAGAAGATCAAGGCCAATGGAAAACTCTTTGGGAAGAAGCTAATAAAACCGCACAAGAAAAAGAACAGCAGATTACTTCTTTGTCACAACAATTAGAGGACATGAAAAACTCTAATGAAGTTGCCTCAACAAGAACAACTGCTTTAGCAGCTATAAGTAATCAAGGTGCTATTAATGCAGAGCAGATGCTTTCTTTATTGCAAAATAAACTACAGAAAAACTCTGAAGGCAAAGTTGTTGTTTTAAATGGTGGAGTAGAACAAGATTTGAATTTGTATTTATCAGGTCTTAAAAATCCTGGAAGTGGTTATGAGCATCATTTCAAGGCCAGTGCTGCTGCTGGCATGGGTGCAAAGCCAAGTCCTGTATCAAATGTATCAGGTGGTGCAGTTAATCCTTGGAAGACTGGCAATTTGACGCAACAGATTATAATGGAGAATGAAGACCCAGATCTCGCAGCCGTGCTGAAGAGAGAGGCTCAACAAAAATAGTTAGTTTCTGTGAAACGACTTCCTTAATCTGTGATTAGGGTATCGCAAAAGTATTTAAGGTAAATCTGAATGGCTGCTCCGTTTCAGAATTATTCGGGCGGTGTCCTTCTTGCGGACATCGTAAAGAGAAATAATCTCAGCACATACGTTTCCGAAGCTATAAAAGAGCGTAGTGCATTTTTACAATCTGGTGCTATCACTCGTAACGCATTATTAGATGCAAGCGAAGGTGGTACAAGAATCCAGGTTCCTGAGTTCAACCCAATCGCTCCAACAGAAGAAATTCTGACTGGTGCTGCTAACTGGGGTACATCTACTGCTGGTCATTTAACACCACAGAAGATTGGTACAGGAACACAGGTTGCAACAATCTGCCATAGAGCATTTGCTTATGCTGTAGATGATATTGCAATCTTGGCTGCTGGTGAAGATCCTATGGGTCATATCAGAAACCAACTTGCAGATGCTATCAACAAACTGAACAACGCTAGATTGTTCTCACATTTAGCAGGTTTATTTGGTACTGCATTATCTTCTAACAAGTTAGATGTAGCAAAAGCTGGTGCTAGTGCAACAGAAGCTAACTTCTTAACAGCTTCTACTATTGCAAGAGCAAGAAATCTTCTTGGAGAAAGAGGTGAGGATTTAGATATTCTTATCGTTCACCCAACAGTTGCTTACTACCTATACCAGGTTGGTATGTTAACATTCTCAACTTCTGCATTATCTACTGGAACAGGTATTCAGTGGGGTGGTGGTGGAGTTGGTATCAGTGACAGAGCAGTTGGCGAATTTGCTGGTTGCACAGTTGTTGTTGATTCTGCTGTTAACACAGTTGCACCATCTAGTTCTTCTGGTCATCAGATAGAGTTCTTCTGCTATTTGACAACATCAGGAACAATTCTTGAAGGACAGCAACAGGCACTAAGAATTGAAGCTGAAAGAAACATTCTTTCTAAGCAGGACGTTCTTTCTGTTGACTATCACACTGCGTATCACGTTATGGGTACTAAGTGGAATGATGCTGCTGACAATCCTACTAATGCAAACTTAGCTACAGCTAACAAGTGGGCTATCACATACGATGCTGACTTAATCCCATTAGTACAGTTAACAGTTAACTCTCCTCTTGATACATCAACTTATTAATATTATTATTAAGTTGCTTGGAACAAACCTCA